TGACGAACCAACTGATTTACAGTTGTCATCACTTGCGCCGGATTACGTGGGTCACTGATCGATGGAATTGCCATATCGTATTTAGCGGAACCCTGCTGAATTTGCGTCAATCTGGATTGAGTATGCTTTTGCCCAATCGCCCTGCATCATCACGCGGAAGCGATGGAAACGACTTTGTCGCTTGAAATATGCCCAACCTGTTCTTGCACTTGTTGTTCTCACATTCGACCATTCAACAGTGCCATTTGATAGCGATCTGCTGCCAACAATCACAGTTGCAGAGCCGTTCGCACCTTCGAATAACGGACGCACTCCAAGGACATTGGTGTTGTCACCCTGCGTCTTTGGATCAATCGCTTGAAGAGAACGGATCAAGTGCTGCTCTTGCGTTTCGAGAACCGCTGTCAGTGTGGCACCACCAAATGTGAGGATCGCGCCAGTTGAACGCATGCCCCAAAGCGTAGGCTTTCCGCCTGACCAGACGGTGCTATCGAAACTCGCTGGAACCTCATCAATGCTGCCGAACACGTCGAGTTGGTCGATTGTCCACGGTAACGTCTTCGAGTTCCAAATGTAGTCGGCAGTCGCATCTGCTTCGGACCATTCGCCGGTCAGATAATTGTAGATGATCATCTTGTCGGGCGTGCCGTCGATGGCTGAATTGCTCACATAGGACCAATAGACCAGAGTGTTTTCGGGATCGCTTGCGACGCTCATCCAGTGATATTGCGTGCTGTCTGCATCCGCGAGGAAATGCTTGTTGACCTTACCGTCACCGATGTTCGCGAAGTTGCCCTTTTCCATCTGGTAGAAGCCATCATCGCTTAGGAAGAAGGTCTTGCCGGCGACAGTCACCACGCTCTGAGGAACCGTGCAGCCTTTGCCGTTCATGGCCGTATCCAACTGGAAGACGTAAGGGGCGCCAATGTAGGTCATGCGAACCACGCCGCGCTGCATGAGAACCCAAACGTAGTCATCACAAACGAGCCCGGTGATAGCGCCGAAGTCGTTGATGTCTTGGAAGTCGGATTGCGTGGCTACGCTGAAATTCCAATCGAAGGGATTGCCATCAGCAGACCAACGAATGCGATTGGGTTTTGCACCATCGAGCGCATCATAGGTATTGGCGAGGATCGCAAAGTTCTTGAAGACACCGATATATCGGCCCTTGCAGAGCGTGGTCAGATTGCCGAACTGGACATCAACGTTCATGTCGATGATCTGCGGCTCGTTTGTGAAGTTCGTACCCATAACAGCCGAACCGAACTCTGCGAACCGCCATGCTTCGGTTGATGCAGTCGTGTAGTTGGCAGCGCGGGAAACATCGAGCCAGCCCTTATCAGCGGGATTGACCTTGTAGAGTTTGGTGCTGCAACCGCCGTAAATCTTGGAGTTTCCAAGACTGTCTTGGCTGCTGAATGTGCCGAGCGGTCGGCTTGCCATTGTCGTGGCCGAGTATGTGGTCGCACGACGAAGAGGGCCGTAAGTGCCGATACCTGGCGTCACGTTCTTTGCGACTGTCAGGCCCGGATTGTTCAGGCTTGGAAGATCAGGACGCCATGGCCCAAAGACGATATCTAGCAGCATTATGACCACCCCTCTTCGAAACGAATTGGGTTGGCGACCATTGTTGCACGTCGGTTGTCTTCGGCCAGCAGAGCCAGCGCCTTATCCAACTGCGCCTGTGCTGTTGCCTCGCCGCGTGGATTGTCACGGTAACGAGCGGCCTGAACCAACAGCGCGTGCAGGTAGATATTCGAGAAGTGGAGCAATAGCCAATTCGCCTCTCCGCCTTCAACAAGCGGATCAAGACGTGCGAAGTAAATGATCTTCACATCGCGTGGCTCGTCCTTCTCAGGAATGATCTTGAGCGTTTTGCCGACTTGATAATAGCCGATCTCATTTGCACCCAGACTAGCACCGTATGCGCTGACTGGAGTAGCCAGAACGCCGTCGATTATGATGCGGCGTGCTTCCATGAAATTCGCAGGCAATTCAACTGCATTTGCAGCGGATACCAACGTGACTTCGCTTTCCATGCGGTAGTGCTTGAGGATCGGATTAAGTTCTGCCTCTGCAAGTTCAACGAGGCGAGCGACTGGAGCGTCCTCCGTAATATCTTCGGAGAAGTCCATCGCTGTTGCAATTAGATCGCTATATGTGTCGAGGGCCATTTTAGAGCCTCAACTTGTTAGTGCGGAAACCAGCGAAGTCAGGATCATTCAGACGACGTGCTAGAGCAGTTTCGTCCTGTGTGATGCCTTCCTGTTCCCATGCGTACCAGATCGAAGCCGGAATGCTTGCTACTCGGACGTTTGATCCGAGTTTGCCGGTTGCGTTGAAGTTTTTGGCTTCTTCTGCATTTGCTTCAAGGACGCTTTCAAAATTGCGATGATAAACGTCTTCGTGAATTGCGTTACCGCTTCGCGTCCAAACGACTGTCTTATTGCTATCCTCATGAACGACTTTGCTTTCGCCATCAGCGAGGAAAAAATCGATTCCAAGGTCCAAAATGTCTTCATGTGCCAACGTTCGCCTCTTTGTTTTTGTTATTGTTGGGCGATATGTTTGAGGGGCCAATTGGCCCCTCATTTATTCGATCCGTCTATTAGACAGCAGCAGCCTGAACGTCTGCGATCTTACCGTTGCCGCTTTCGTCGCGGGCTTCTAGGGTAAGTTCTGCGTGGATCATCTTGTTCTCTGTGAGACCAGTACGAGCCAAGTCAGTCTTGGTGAACTTCTGCAAGTAAGCAGCGGCCCATGTGTTCTCGTCCAGCAACAGCACCGTGCGGGTACGCATGATGTAGTTTGGCTTCACGACATAGCGACCAAAATCACCCTCGTAGTAGTCGACGGAGTTGACGATTGTCTTCTTGTCAGCAGGTGTGTTGACCTGAGTACCACCATTGAAAGTGGACAACTTACGCTTTAGAGAACCACCAAGCATGATGGTCTTTGCACGACCGCCATTTTCCCAGATGCTCTGGAAGCCGTCGTTTAGCATGTCCTCGGTGAACTCGCGGAGCGTACCATCGGTAACAGTTGCAACAGTACCAGTTGTCTCATCGAAACCAAGAGTTTCACCAGTTGCGCCGTGGTCAGCGTTGGTCTTGATCCACGCTTCTGCACCAGCAAGAAGACGAGTACCGGAAAGAACGGAACCCTGTGGGCCGGTTAGAGCCTTTTCGATGTCGCGCTTGATTTCCTTGGAACCGTCCTTCATTTGCTCGGCAAGATGATCGGAGTTTGCAACGGTCTGACTTGCTTCTGCAGTTGTGGTCACGCCGCGTGTCTTAGCAAAGATCTGGCAAACGTTGGACGCACGAGAAGCAAGAGTGCTCGAAACAGCAGGAGCATCAGCACCTTCAGCGTGAGCGTTAGCAGCGGGATCGTTCAGTTTCTTGCTGAAGAATTCGCGGATGACGTTGGATGTGGAGGTCGAACCAATCATGGACAAGAATGGGGTCTCTTCGCGGTTGAGCGTAGAAACGGCTTCATGCCAAGACTGCTTGACTGTTTTTAGATCGGAAGTTTTTACGGCCATTTTTGGCTTCTCCTTATTAATCGCCTAGTAGGCTTTTGAACATTGCCGTTGCGTCTTCATTGCTGCCAGTCCGCTGATATTTGCGGATTGTATTGGTCAGCGCATCGCCGCTCGGCTTCTTTGATGCAGTTGTTGTGCCCGGCATTGTAAGTGCGGGCTTTGCCTCTACCTTCTTGACTGCGACTGCCTTCTGTTGCTGCAAACGTTCGTATTGCAGTGCCTTGTAGGCAAGCATGATGATCGGTGCGCTATCGATTTCGCTGATCATCTGTTCAGGCACTCCTTGTTCAACAAGGAATGACTCAATCGCACCAAAAGTGGTTTTGGCTGTTTTCTCTCCGAAGGCATCCGGCATCTGTGTGGCAAGTTGTTCACGTGCCTCAATTTTGCGCTGACGCACTTGCTCTTTAGCAACCTGCGCGGACTGTTCTTCGAGTGCTTGACGATGTGCATTCAACTCGCGCAGACGATTAATTTTCGCCGAGTGCTTCTTGTCCCAATCGAACTTCTTGATTTGTGCTTCATAAGGATCTTCCCGATAAAGCGCTTCCCAATCTGGTTCTTCTGTTTCAAGTTCAGTTGCGATAACCGTCATTAGACCAGTTACCTGTTTGTGCATTTCGTCACGAAGTTCCTGCTTATTGACCTCGTTTACGACCCACTGTTTGCGGAGCGCAGAGATTTCCTGCATTTTCTTCGTATAATCGGCTTGGCGAAGGTTGCCTTCACGAACCTCTTTCAAAGTGATCGGGTTGCCATTGTCGTCGCGAGCAACAATGAGATCGTCACTTGGAAGAGCCTCAGTCTGGTCTTCCGCTTCATCCGCTGCATCTTCAGTTTCATCGCCTTCAACGTCTTCGGAGTCCTCGTCGGGTTGTTCCACGTCGTCTTCGAAATCTTCTTCCGATGTAATGGAAGCATCTGCTTCCTGTTCAGTACCTTCAATATCGGTTGTAGCGTTTTCGCTGTCCAATAGTGCCTTGAATGTATCTGCTTCTGATGTTGTTTCAGTAGCCGATCCAGTTCCCATATCGGGATTGTTGGTCGTATCCACTTATCACCTCTGTTATAGTTGTTTGATACAACTATTTATTGGAGGCGGTCGTTTTTCGCGTCTTATTGGTTTCTGGCAATTTCTGCTGAGTTCGCTTCGAACACTGCCTGTTCATGCCATCGATTTAACTGCGCTAGACAATGTTGCCAATTATACATGATGTCGTGTAGTTTCTCGCGCTCTTCAATCATGCTTGGATTTGTCAGGCATAGTTGGTCGAACGCGTCACGCTTTAGCGCCTCGATCGTTTCCTTAAAAAACGGCTGATCCAGCAACTGCTTTGCGTTCTTGCCACGAATGATAATCTCGTCCTTAGTCATCTTCACTCCTTAAGCCTGTGGAGGCATCTGCGGCGGCATCTGAGCACTGTTGGGCTTGTGCGGCTGCGGCTTGATGCTGTTGCGCTTGCTGAGCCGCCTGTGCTTCTGCCTGAGCGCGTTCGCGTTCCTGTTGTGCGAACTGCGNNGCCTGCTCCTTCGCTGCCTGCTGTTGGGCTGCAACNTCNGCCTCGATGCGGGCTGTATCGACCTGGGCCTTGTACTTGAGTTCGATTTCCAGNGCCTTCAATCGGAAATCCTGCTCATCGCGTTCGCGTGCGCGTCNGTCCTCGATNTCGGCCAGCGCAATCTTCAACTGGCGATCTTTTTCGTTCTCAGCGGAAGCCGACATAGCCTTGACCTGCTCGGCCTCAACTAGCGGATTTGGTGGCGCTGGCTGTTGGGATTGTGCT